CAGAAGTACCATAAGACATATCTGGTTGTACGTTATTGATAAAATCAATAATCATTTTATCATCCATTTAATATTCCTCCAAATATTTTATAAAAGTATATAAGTATGGGATGGATTATATATAATATAAAATACTTATATTTATAATAAAGTTAAATAAAAATATAAATATATATTATAGTAATGAATCTCTATATAGAGATTCATTAAGTTATGTTCAGTGCTGTACTTATACTTATCAATTATTTTATTAAAGGAGGAATTAATATGAATAAACCTATTATTAATAACAAAACTCATAATTCTGAAGAAAGTGTAAATAATGTGATTAAGATTTTAAAATCTATTGCTCCAATTACAATGGAAAAACTTAATCAAACAATTAAGGACTTAATGATCAATTGGTATTTTACTCATCCAAAAAATATCAAATTTATTTTATTTACACTTGAGAGAAATAATGAGATTAATAAGTTTATTTCAAATAAAACAATTATAATTAATAATAGTACCCCAGATTTAATAATATTTAAAACAAATAATAATATTATTAAAATTAATAGTAATAGTAAAAAGTGGTCTTTAAATGGGATAACTAAAGACATCACTTTTAATCCACGTGTATTTATCAATACCAAATGTATTAGATCTTCTATGATTTTCAAAGTATGGAAGTCTAACAATAATACAAAATTCTTTAATAGAATTTCTAATTTTATTAAATGTATTGAAAATACCACTCATGATATTAGTGATTTCTATAATATGAAATTTACTTTTCCAAATAATAAAAATAATATTTCATATAAAGATTTTAATTTAATTAATAGAAAAGGAAAAATTATTCATTTTTATATTGATAAATCTGGGAAATATACAGCCGAAATTTTAACTTAAAATAATAGGCATACCAAAAAGGTATGCCTATTATTTTTTTATAAATTTATTATTTAATCAAGTCTAAAACAGATTCTTGCTTAGTATCTGATGATGCTTTAGCAGTATCACCTTTTTTAGCTTTAGCAGCCTTTCTTACAGCAGAGAATAGTTTCTTATAAATTCTTACACAAGTAGATGCAACTTTCTGGCAAATAGAATAGTTAATAGAGTTAATACCATTAAGCATAATATTAATACCTTTAAGTTCATCCTTAATTTGTTTAAGTTCTTCTTTGCTGGTTGCTTTCTTAATACGAGCTTTTACATCTTTTTCTTTTGCATTAAGTTCATTAATTGCATTTTTAGAACTAGTCAAAATATTATTATAAACAGTATTCATTTCATTATCAATACTTTCTTTAAAGTGTTCTTCAAAGATTTTTTTAGCGTTAGATGCATTTACAGTTACTTTTGTTACATCTAGCATATCTTCTTTTAAAAGTTGAGAAAGTTTAGTTTTTAAACCATCTACTATTTTTTTACTTTCTTCAGCAGAAGTATAATTTGCTTTATCAATGTTATTATCTTCAAAGAATGCATCGAATGCAGCACGAACAGTATTCCATTCATAAATTTCGACTTCTACACCAGTATCTGAATTAAACTTTGCATGATTTTTATAAAATTCACCAATAGCTTTTAATGCTTTAGCCATAGCTACAGTAAGTTTTCTTTTAACTGCAACGAAAAACCCTTTAACTTTAGTAATAAATTTTTTAATAATATTCATAAACAAAGTAAAGTATGCGGAAATCTTAATACCTACTTTACTAAAGAATCCTTGTTTATTGTCTTTATCTTCTTCTGCTTCTGTATATACTTCATATGTAGATTCTGTAATATAGTCATTAACTACAGCCATATTCTCAGCAGATTCTACCATAGCTCTAGTCATACCATCAGAAGTACCATAAGACATATCTGGTTGTACGTTATTGATAAAATCAATAATCATTTTATACATCACCTTTCTTAATCTTATTAAAAGCATTATTAATTCTATCATTTGATTTAAATATATAATTATCTAATACGTTTCTAAAATCACCATCTGGGAATATTCTCATTAATAAATTATTGTATAAACGTACAACTCCTATTCCTGCTGAATCTGTATCTTTATATTCAGATTTATTTTTAATAACTTTTTTAATATTTTCCAGATCTTTACGAATTTGTTTTTTAAAACTATCAGGAATAGATGGGTCATTTAAATCGTGCTCCAGCATTTTAACCATAGATAGTGCTCTAGCAATATCTTGAGGATGCGGATCAATGAACGGAAATACTGCAAACCTTAGCATTAAAACAGTTAATGCATATAGATGACCAATAAAAGGAATTTGGCTGATATAATGAGTACTTCCACCAGGTCTATCAACTGTCGTAATTTCTTGTATCTTAAGCAAACCGCTAGCTAATTCTTCTCCGTACCCATACATCGCAACAAATCTATCTGCAAATTTTTCATCATTATAATAAACAACCGTATTCATAGCGAAGGATACAGGATTAAAGCTACTTATTAATTTAGGTATTGATTTAAGATTTAATATTGGTTCTGCCAAATTTAATATTGTATTATATATTGGTTTTGCTAAATGAGTTATAGTATCTGTTAAATCTAAAAACATATTTAGTATTTTATTATTTCTATACTTTGATAAATAATGGTTAAGCTTTAATCCTGGTTTAGTAGTAAATAATAATAAGTGAAGTAAACTATTACCACCATCTTTAGAAATATTTTGTATAGCGGCTAACCATCCAGCACACAAAGCTAATGTTTTAAATGGAACTAATTGCCCATTAGCAACATATGTAAAATTGTGACCTACTTCATGCAGTAATATAGCAAGGCATTCACCTGGTGTTAAAGCAGAACCAAATAAAAAGTAAGAAGATGTAACTATCATTATAGAATAATTCATTTCTTTTTTATATTTTATACCATATTTATTTACAATAGCATCTTCTACTGGATGTAAAGATCCAAAATTACCATTTAAAGGTATTGTAAAAGCATTTGGTGATAGATCAGGAAACGAATTATCTATTATAAATGTAACACTTGTAAAACCAAATTCATCTTCAATTAATTTTAGGAATTTCTTAAATATAGGATCATTATAAACATCAGTCATTTTGCGTTTAGAAAAATCATTGTACTTAACTCTTAATTTTTCAATACACAATTGCATTTCTAGTAAATTTTTATTTTTGCCGAAATATGCTTCATTATAGATTTGCATTTCTCTATTTAGATCAAAAATGTATTCATCCATATTTTATACCTCGATTAAAATAAAACATTATCGTATTAATAGATCATATTTAAAAGGATATTCTGTGTCATCTATATTAATTTCTATACCATTTATTCTTTTATCATCATTATAATTAATAATTTTTGTATATAATTCATTATATTTTTTTAAATGTGTAATAAGTGCTTGATTATAATTATTTATTTTTTTAAATAATATCTTCAAAATATTACTAAAATTACATTCTATAATAAATAAAAATGATTTTCTTTCGATTTCAGTATATGTTATGTCATTCATATTTTTACTTTTTAACTGATTGACTACTTTGGTTAATTTATCTAAAGATGAAAAAATTCTATTATAAAAAATATCAAATTCTTTTATACATTGTTTACTTTGCCTAATTAATGATTTACGTAGAACATCTATACTATTTACATTATCGGTAGTATCATATTCTAGATAAAAACATTGATCGTGATAAATATCATCATCATCATTATAATAATCAAATTCAATTGTGCTACTTAGAATTGTTAAACGATTTAATCTATCTATAAACTTATTGATTAATTCAATAGTTGATTTATCATTTATATCATTTATCAAAATATAACTAAAAAAACAGCATTTATTATAAAATTTATTATTTATTTTATTTTTAATTTCTAAAGATGGTTCTTTAAAATCCACAAGAGACATTTTTGTATCTATCGTTTTTTTTTTAATTATAGTTTTAATTTTAAAAAAAATAATTTTTATCCTATTTATTATTTTTTGTATAAATGCTAAAAATTGTATGCACCAACCGTGTATTTTGTTTTTAGCACTATTTATAAAATTTTCATTATAGATTTGCATTTCTCTATTTAGATCAAAAATATATTCATCCATATTTTATACCTCACTTAAAAATGTTATAGCCGAATTTATTCGGCTATAACAATAAATATTAAATTATTTTATCATATCAGCAATAGACGGATCTTCTGCTTTACCAAATGGTCTAGTATCTACCTGGGAAAATTTAAGAGAATCTTGTGAGGTAAAAGAACCAGATGGTTCATCGATATTCTTATTTGCTCCAGTAAGGAAATCATCTTCGCCATACTGTTTAGCATTAATACCAGATCCTTCAAATGAATTAAACATATCTACATTATCTAATCCATCCATAGCTCCAGTAAGATCTTCTGCTTTATCATCAGAAGCATCTTCTAATGTAAACTGCTGATCATCATCACTATCTTCTTCAGTAGAATCAGCTTCTTCATCTAAAGAGAAAGTATAATCATCATCGTCATCTTGTTCTTCAGATGCTTCATTAGTGATATCATCAAAATCTAATTCATCATCATCAAAAGATTCATCAAATAATTCTTCATCATTGTCAATCATTTTTAAATCTCCTTCTTCATTATTATTTTCAAATCTAAATCCATACTGATTTTGTTCTTTGCAATCAGTTAATGGTTGAACTGGTCCAGCAGGTTCATTGTCGTCTTCTGGATTATATTTTGAAGCAGCAGGAATTGCAGGAATCTTATCATCATCATCTAAATCAAAATCACTATCATCATCGTCATCATCTGAAAATAAATCATCATTACCATGAATTTTATTATCATCAGATTCAGTTCCTGTTAAATCTTGATTAGTATTATCCCCATTATCAAAAAAATCATCACCTTCTATTTTAGTAGGCTGATTTAATTTAAATACTGGAGCATTACCAGTATGATCATTATAATCTTGGTCATTACTGAAAACAACTCCATCAGTAGGAACTTTATTAGAAATTAACTTTGTTTTTCCATCTGGGGTATGTGTAAGCATATCCACACGTTCTTTACAAATGCATGGAGAACAATGGCATACTGGGCATACATGTTCTTTAGGTTCATCACCAGTAGAAGGTAATTCATAATCTTCATCTACTACAGAACCTACAAAATCTAATAGTTCTTGCCCTTCTTTAAGATTCTTAATTTCATTCTTAGTAATAATAGAGCCATCTTCAATATCTTTTTCTAAGTTAGATATTTCTTTATCTTTAGCTCCCTTAGCAGCATCAGAATCAATGGTATCAAAATCTGGATCTTTTCCATTATCTATTTTTTCAATATCATCATCAGAAATTATAGCAGTAGATCCTTTACCATCATCGCCAATAATAGAATCGATTTCGGTATCATCTACATCAGTAGCTATGCTTTCTTCAATTTCTGCATCTTGTTCTTGAACAGTATCTAAAGTTGTATCAATAGCTTCTTCAGCACCTTCTAATACTGAATCAAGGAAAGAATTATCAAAATCCATAGTTTCCTCCTTAATTGGTTTCATAAATTTTAAGAACTTCAGTATTCATATCATCGTCAGGAAATAAATTAGATATTTCCTCTTCTAGATATGAACCTGAATAAAAAATATCTGGAATAGATAAATCATCATCTAAAGAAATAATTTCTTCTAAATTATCTTCACTATCCATAGATTCTTTTATAAGAGAGACAAAATCATCATTAAGTGTCATTCTTAATCTCCTTTCTTATAAAAAATTTCTTTACATATATGTTTATTTTTATTGGTTTTAATGGTTATTTGTACACTCTAAACACCCTCTAGGACAGCTAGTTCTAGTATTGCTAGCTTCTTTATAATTAGTTTTTTCATCTAAACTGTTACTATCATTATTAGAAGCATTACTTAAATTAGATATAGTCTTCTGTATAATATATATGAGCAAAGGTATAGTATAATATAGCTCTTTACATGGTACAAACTTGATATCATTAATAGACTTTATTAAATCATAAGTTATAGTTATACCATTAAAATAGTCATATAAAATTTCATAATATTTTTTATAATTTGGTAAATCTTTTAATACTGAATTACAATCACAACCACACTTACATATCTTATTTTTATCTTTATCTAAACCATACCCTAATAACTTAACTAAATCAGTATCAAATAATGGTATTCTTTCTAATAAAGGACAACCTACCAAATTAGTTCCATCATCATCTCTAACTGTAATCATATAGTATGGTTCTAATCTATGGGTCAATAAAGACATTGGATCTTGTACCAACAACCCATAACCATAGAAATAACATATAGTAGCTTTCAAGTCTTCTACATATTTAAATATAGTATGATTATAATCTATGTTAAAATACATAGGAGGCCATGCAGGTTGAGATAGATAGATATATTTATCATCAGATGCTGAGTATATTTTATTTCTAATCATAAATTCTATCAAGTATGGATCATAAAAATAATAGTCATAGAATCCGTATTTAAATACAAATGTTTGAGTAGACTCTTGAAAGAATAATTCAAAATATGATTCTTTAAGACTAGATATAATATCTGAATAATTATTCATCATATTATAAGTATCTGAATCTACTAATACATTCCCTCTTCCTACATTAGAAGATAAATATTGGTATTCTTTTACTATTTGTGGGGTTATATCTTCCCCTATAGACTCTAGCTTATAATTAATTTTATAGAAATTAGAACCATTAGGAAATGTGTCTATATTAAGACTAGTTACTCTAAATAGTACTTCTTTACCAGGTTGATTAATATAATCTATAGAAAAATATGAATTCATATATGGTACAAATGTATTAGGAGGAAGTATAGCTTCACCTTCTATAGGGTCAGCTTCAGTACCCCATTCACCCTGATCAATATTTAATTCCATACGTTGAATACCATACAGTATAACTCCATTTATTTTATCAAATCTTAATCCAGATGCAGGACCTATAAAATTATAAGTACCATCTGTAATTTCATCTAATGTGGTTTCATCTTTATTGATATTATAAAATGTAACCTTAGTCATAGACATGTTAGTGAAAAAATAAAATGGATTATCAGTAATACGCTTTATCTTAGAGTTAGTAATATTTTCAATAATATTAGTTCTACTATTACCATTAGGATTACTTATAGCAGTAGCAGCTATAGTAGAATTATTAGTAATAGAACTAGTAGATAGATCTTGATTGATCAACTTTCCATTAGTAAACTTACCCATTAATTTATCACCTCTCTTTTATAACAGAGTATTATAACAATGTTTTAGGAAAAATGTAGTACTCTATCCCATATGGGATAGAGTATAAAATCATTATAAAGAAATACCATAAGTAATCATCATTGTATCTAGTTTATTAAGCATAGACTTATAAATATGTTTAAACATTTTACCCATACTTTCAGTTTCAACTAAAGCTAAGTATTGATAATAGTCTTCATATACAGTAGCTAAAGTATATATAGTAGCATTATACTTACTTTCTAAACTACGAATACTATTTTCATCTGCAATAGTTATTTTCTTTCTATTAATTCTTTTTTCTTTAAGATCATATGCTTGTATTAGATCTTCTAATATATCACTATAATGACATAGTTGTTTTATAGTAATATTAGTAATAGTTCTTAAAACTAATTCATCATATGATGCATTCTTTGGTACATGTATTTCTATCATAATATCACCTACTAAAAATACAATCTATCTATAGACTGATATCAGTCTATAGATAGAAATTAAAAGGAGAAAATAAAAGAAAAGAAAACAATGGTGGGCAATATAGGACTCGAACCTATAACGGGACGGTTATGAGCCGTCTGCTCTAACCAATTGAGCTAATCGCCCATGGTGGCCGATCTGGGATTTGAACCCAGAAGGTATAAATACCGAGAGATTTTCCTACCACTATAGTTTTCACTACCTAGAATAAAATCTAGTTTGTGGCCTGGACTGTGTCTTTATCCTTCTTAGAAAGTTAGGATAGCGAGTGTACAGTCTCTACGCACTCAATAAATTATTTCTTATTGATTGGCACGGCGTTACCATTAGGAAAGGATTCACCGTTTAGCTCGCATTCAGCAATAGAATCTCTTCTATTCTGCTCATGTACCTGATAGTGGTAACCTTTGCTAAACATATAACTACAATGTTTAGAACAACATCTGGCTCTGCGTACATTTCTATTCAAATCCCTTTGATAATTAGATTCCTGTTTACCAGTCCATAAAAACTCTTTTCCACAAACCTCACAGGAAATCATTTTATCGAAATATTTTTTTTAAAATGTAACTGTTCATGCATTTTATGACTTAATACTTGAAGATTATTTAAATCATTATTAGTAACATCGTCATCTATATGATGAACATCTTCATCAGGCTTTAATGGATGACCTAATTTTTCTTCCATTAAAATTCTTGGGAATTATTTTACGATATATCTACCATTTTTATCTCTATAATACGCTCTTATACGTTTATCTTTATTTTGATAAATATGATATTTTATACCTCCCAATATAATTATTTTTGGTTTCATTTTTGTTCCAAGTCTCTTGCGTTTTCCATTTCGCCAATCGGCCATTATAAATAATATATAAAGCTGTAACTATTTTAATTTTGATTTACTAGATTCGATTTAAAATAGTCCTTGGCTTTATATATGAACATATCTTCCGAAGAAGGTATACGTTCTTTTCCCCGTTTATACAAATATTTATATTGTTTTATTGCTGTTTGAATCTAAAACTTATCTATCAAGAGATAAGTAAATCATATATATATAAACTCTTATAGTTTGTAAACTATAAGAGGTTATAACTGGCAAGGGTAGATGGAATCGAACCATCGATAACGGAGTCAAAGTCCGTTGCCGTAACCACTTGGCTATACCCTTATGGCTCCTGAAGCAGAGCTCGAACCTACGACATCGTGATTAGCAGCCATGTGCTCTACCAGCTGAGCTATTCAGGAAAATAAATGGCGGATGCATAGGGATTTGAACCCCAGATAGATTTCTCTATGCCAGTTTTCAAGACTGGTGCCTTAAACCACTCGGCCATACATCCATATTAGAATATAATAAAAATGGTAGTCCTGGAAGTAGTTGAAACTTCATCACACGCTTATAAGGCGTGCGCTCTAACCGTTGAGCTACAGGACTATAAAATTCTAGACTGCGATTATCATCCTTATGATAAACTATAATTTGCTGTAAAGCAGTCTATCCATTTTTTAACTAGACTCTTGTATTTCCTAGGTGTTAATTAGATACAGAAAAATTGCTGTTAGAGCCTATCTAGAGTCATTTAGCGGATTAAAAATCCGTTCCTTTTCCTAGGTATTAAATTGCTGTTAGACCCTAAAAAATATATACTTACTAAATAGTACAAATATTTTTAAAAATTATTTTTTTATCTATACTATATAGTTAGTTATATAATATTTTTTAATTTATTTTTTCTTTAAGTTTTTTATTTTGTTCTACAAATTCATCATATGATTTAAATAACTTCATAGATTCTATAGATTTATAAAAACTTTTTAATAAAATATCGTTGTATGAATATTTACAAAATAAGAAATATATAATTGCTAATTTAATGTATTCATTTTCATCTTTATATATTCTTCCATTTATTAATACTCCTTTACTATAATAATGAGTATGGTTTAAATTACATAATATGACATTATATAATATTTCAGTAATATAATCTATAAGTTTAGGATTTCTTTCCATCATTCCATATTTTTTAGTTAAATATTGTATATATTTACTTGTTATGAGTACTACTGGTGTATCTGCTATTAGTTTATTATTAGCTTTATCATAAAACACAATAGTCTCTATAGTATTAATAACAGAATAATTTCGTAATAACCGTAAATCATTATCATCGTATTTTTTATCATCTTCTGGATATAATATTTCCCAAATCTTAATATTAATATTATCAAATATTAAAAATGGACTAATAAAATCTTTAGAAAATGACTTTTCGCTTTCTTTACAAGCAATTCCATTAATAATATTTTTAAAAAAATGCTTATCCGTACCTAAAGATAAAATTTGTAAATCATCTTTAGATGGTAAAAAAAATAAGTTATAAATAAGTTGTTTGATATCGTTAGAGAATGGTGATACCATAATAATCCTCCTTACCTGATAAAATAATAAATATGGTAATAGGAATATTCCTATTACCATTGTGTATAAATAATTATAATTATTAAAATACTGGATCTGTATATATTCCCTCTTTTTCAGAAGTAGGATTCATAGTAAGTGCATATAGTGAAGCTACACCTTCATTTGTAGTTTCCATTATATTATTACCACCTAAAGCTATAAAATGTCTCTTAGAATTTAATTGATTTCTAAGTTCATTATTAGCCTCTATAGAATATATAGATTTAACTGTTACCTGGTCCCCATCATAATCTCCCCCTATAGATCCTAAATAAACGTTACTAATATTTAAAGTATCAATAAATTTATTAGTAGTATTCTTACCAATATCTTCACTTCTAATATATGGGTAATGCTTATATAGTTTATGATTAATTACCATAGGTTCAGTTTTAATAGTAGATGATACATTAATACCACATGGAAATTGATTATAGCAACTATCTATAGGGTATCTAGTTACTAATACCATTTTATCAGCAGTTACTTCTATAGCTGCCATATACAATAAGTCGCACCATGTCATTACTCTATCTGCAATAGGTAATCTATTATCATCACTTTTTTCTGTATTATTAGTAACTTCTTCTTCAGTAGCATGTCTACCTTTAAAGTTAATATATATTATAGGATTTTTTGGATCTTCTGTAGGCATTTCTATAGGTCTAAATCTATTAGCAATACCATGAATAAATCTATCTATTTCTTCCTTTAAAACATCATCAGAAAAACTAATTCTATAATCTTTAAGTTTTACTTTTTTATACTCATTAGTTTTAGTTGAAGAGGTATAAACATTTCTTACAGGATTATTATTATATTCATTCATAAAGAATTGTCGTACATATGCTAATACGAATGGATAAAAGTTTGTTATAGCTGAAGCTAATGGTAATGCTACATGATCTATATCTGTAAGTAGATCGTCCATACTTTCTACTTTTAAATTAGGAGCAGATATTACTAATCTAGATGAATAATCTGTAGTCTTAGACTGTACACCATGCTGCAATATACCAAATTTACCTGCTATACCAGCTCCAGTAGGTTTACCTTGTACTTCACCTTTAGAAAAATAATTATAAATTTCTAATAATAAATCTTGTATTCTTCCTACTGTAGCATCATATGTAGTAATACCCAATTGGTCCATTTCTCTTAATGAATTACAAGCCATAAGTAGATATTGATATAATTTGTTTATATCTCCTACACCCACTCTTTTACCTTCTGTAGATACATCTCTATAGTATGCTGGTATAACTAAATAGTTCTTAATAAACATAATATTTTTAAACTTTTCTAAAAAAGCTACATTAGCTTTTCTTACAAAAGAATCTGATTGTTTAAAATGAATCTTATTTATATTTTTTCTTAAAAACTCTATACCAGTTTCTCCATCTTCATTTTCTTCTAAGTAACCTTCATTAGATATTCTGAAATTAGCAACAGAGTGAACGCATTTTACAATATTACGATCTACTTTATTCCATATTGCATATATCATAGGATGAATAAAATATTTACCTCCTAAATTAATATATGCAAATACATTAGATCGTGAATTCATAGTAATACCAAATATTTCATTAGATAATAATCCATCCGATGTAGGTACATTATTAGAAGAAAAAAATATAGGATTTGTAATCTCTTTAAGTTCATTAGTTTTAATAAACTTTTCTATATCTAAAGGGCTAATAGATAAGAAGTCTTTTTGTTCAGCCAACCTAGTTACCTCCTTTTTAATAAATATAAATTATATTAATGTCAAAATACTAAAAAAGAGATAGCCATAAAGGCTATCTCTTTGTAACAATTATATTTATCGTATTATTCTTCAATAAGTTTATCTTACATTTAAGATATCTATCGAATATAATAAAAGAAGTATTATTAAATTTATCCAATATATCTTTTAAAACTTCTTTATTATCAGAACAAGAAATATTAGCTTTAAGATTAGATATATTATTAGATAATACTCTGGTGCTTATAATCACTGAAAGATCATAATTAGTCATATATAAAGATAAAATTTTATATAAAACTATAGTTTCTTCAAAATGATTATAAAATAAACTCATATTACTCCTAACATTTATTTTCTCAGCAAATTGAAGTAAAGTCAATTTCAATTCCTCCAAAAATTCATATTAGGATTACATACCGAATGCTTCTTCTAGATCTTCAGCGTCGATATTTGCAGAATCACTATAAGAAGAAGACTTAGCTATAGGTTTAGGTATATTAGAAGGTTTACCCATCAATCTTTGTCTTCTAGTTCGTCTATCTTCTATAGCTTTTTCTTGCTTCTCTTTAGCAATTCTAACTTCCTCTTTTTTAGCATCTTCTATGGATTTTTCTACTTGATAATAGTACAAAGTATGAATAAATCCCATTGGTTGGTCTTTAGCAGAAATTAAATCAAATCCTCTTCTAAAGGCATTCTGCAAAGCAATTAATCGACGTGTAAGGTGCTCTGCATTACCAATTGATGCCGTGTAAAAAGCATATTATAAGGACTAACATCTAGCTCTTTAATATGTTCATTACAAATCATACCTTTATTAGGTCCTTCTTTAATCTTTTCATTACAATCTGTAGCTGGAATATGATAATTAATTAAACTCAATGCTTTTGCTTCATCAAGATAGTAATTATAAATCATACCACTATATAAAGAATAATTATCTGGTGTAATAGAAGATAATACCTTATAAAGGACAATACATTTATTCTTAATAGTTTTAATCATAGAATCTCTATCTACTTTAAAATCTACCGGTGTAAGCTGACTATGCTTATAGTCTACAAAGAATACTTTATCGATATAACCCATAGCGCGTACGATAGAATCATATTTACGTCTAAAATCAGTATCAAGATAATTAATTTCTAATAAATTATAGATAGATCTTGGTTTAAGCTGAATAATATAATCTTTAGAGAGATTATATCTTTTAGTCTTAGTCTTAAAGTTCTCTTCAGATTCACCATGATCTTTAATAAAATTAAATCTTTCTTTCTGTTCTTCTGTAGCTTCTTTATTAAAAGACCACAAACTATTTATGGGGAATTTTCTCATAAAGAATGCATTACATTTTGGACATTGATAACCAATATAGTTAGAATCACCAAATGTAGCATTATATAAACCAAAATACAACTGCTGTAAATCACCTGCATCAATACCTTTAGCCCATGCGGTAAAAGTCTTTGGCTTATTTGGAGTTACATCATGTGTATACATAGTATACATAGATTTTTTATACATTTCTAATTCAGAATTAAAATTATCAGAAGAAAGAGCTACAATCTCAGAACCAGTAAGAGGAGTAAATGAAATAGTTCTACCAGTATTATACAATACTACAGATTTAGATTCAGTAAACTTAGGGTCTACTTCACTAATATGATTAATAGCAGTATTAATATTAATAGATTTACTAGATTCTGTAAATCCAGTTAGATCAATAGATTCTGGCATAATAAACTGTTTAACTATATCGCTTTTTTGTTTAAGCTCTTCTTTTTCTTTTTCTCTCTGTTCTGCTTCTTGTTTAGCTTTACTATCTTCATCATCTTCTAATTTATCATCTTTAGCATTATCATCTAATTCTTCATCAGATGTATCTTCTTCATCAGAAATAAGATCATCATCGAAATCATTTTCATCGAAATTAATTTCACTAATAGGTTTATCTAAGAAGTCTGGAGTAGAATCAGCTTTAGGTTCTTCAACAGTTTCTTCTTTCTTTTCTTCTGGTTTATCAGAAGTAATAGTAACTTCAGATTGAGATTGAGTAATTTCATTATCATTTTTATGCTGAGCTTTATAAGCTGCAATTTCTGCTAAATTAGCTACATCAATCTCTCCATTGAATTCTTTTTCCTCTGCAATCTGTTTTTGTTCATCAATATATGGTTTAATTCTTTCTTCATATATAGATTTCTTTACCCGATCCAATCCATCATCGATCTTTTTAAGATATTCATCTCTAGTACGGATAGCTGGATCAACTACATGTTTAATTTTAACATCTTGCTTAGTTACAATTTCACTATTTTGTTCACTAAGAGGCTTTACTACACCTTTAGCTTTAACAATATCTGATAATGAAATTTTTTCTTTCTTAGTATCAGGTGCAACCTTTTTTTCTTCTTCCATGTCAACAATCCTCCTTAATTATGATATCTGATATCTTCCACTATTTAACCAAGTTAAAGTTTTCTTATTTGTATCTAATACCAAAGAATAAGTCATATAATCTACAGTGATAAAAATAACTAATTGATTGATTTTTTCGTTCATATTACTAAATTCTACATTTACTGTTTGAAACTCAGGTAAATATGTTCGTATTTGATCTCTAACTTCTTCATTCAATTCATCTATATTATCCATAAATGAATATCTATATTTTTTTATAAATCCTATGCCCATATAAGGTCTAGTAGGATAAGTACCTGGATTCATAAAGATAAGTTGAATGATCTTTTGTATAATAGCTTTAGCGCCAGTATTGATTTCTGGTCTATTAAATTCAGTTATAGATAAAGTATATTCTGCATATTTATCACTAATAGTTTCTTTATTAGAAGCACGTTGTATATCCATACATTCACCACCTTACATGAGTTTACTATAAAGTTAGTCTTTGTAATATTGAAGAATCTTGATTGCATAATATAGATATGAATAGCAATATAAATATTTTATTTATTATACAAGGAGGATTCTATTATGTTATCTATTAGTATTACTATGCTCATTACTTATTTCTATGAATTAGTTATCAAAAGAGAAAAGATCAATAGCGAAATAATTAAAGGTTTCGCAATCTTTAGTTTATGCTTAATTAGTGGTATCATTGGTTATACTAAATCTATTATTAGCAATGACTTTGGTACATTAGCAGTATTAGTTATTGCAGACATACTATTTAGTGGGTATATTTATTATAACAAAAAATATTGTAAGTAATTTTATACTTTAAGGAGGATTTTATCATGTTACTCTCTACGTATATTTTTATTAAAGCAATCGTTAATAAAAAATGGAAGGCATTTTTCGTTTCTTATATTGTATGGTTGCTTTTATTAGCACTATACATTTGGATGGATACAAATGCACAGGCATTTGTAAGAGATCCAAGTGTGTATTATTCTGTCAATGATTGGCAAGAAAATCTCTATCTCTTGATGGCTCTAGTAGAACTACCAGGAGTATTATTATGGGGTAAAGTATTTCTCAATACAGTTAAATAATTTATACCCCTACCCAATAATGGGTAGGGGTATAATAATATTCATTTCGCTTATAGCTGATATCATCACTATCAGCTATAAGCTGTATAACCTAGGAGGTGGTATAAATGGTTATCAATGAAACAAGAAAAGATTTTGGGCTTAAGCTATTAAATTACTATAGTGACTCTATGAAGATCTATAGTAAATCATTTGATACTGAAAAGTTATTCGCTTTTAATGTATTATTAAAAGAAAGTAGTAAAACATTAAATGCGCTTTGCTCTGAATCTATAAACACTCCTAGATTTAATAAATAGTTATACGGATAATTAACTATTATTAAATCTAATTGGATAGGAGCTGTAGCTCCTATCCATCTCTATCTTTTTTATTTTTTGACATACAAGTAATTTATTTCATTTATAAAGGAGGAAACCAGAATGCCTTCAGCTATTAGAAAAGTTAAATGTCCTTATTGCAATTATAGAGATACTAAAGAAAAAGTAATAAGTCACATTGAAAATAAGCATGAAGATTTAATACCAGAGAATTATACAGCTGCTAGAGTATTATTTAATTATATCCATCATGTAGATCACGGTACATGTATAGTATGTAAGAGACCTACAGAATGGAATGAAAATACTAATAAATACAAAAGGCTATGTAATAATCCTAAATGTAGAGAAAAACTTAGAGAAATATATAAAAAGAATATGTTAAAAGTTTATGGTAAAACCACCCTTTTGAATGATGCTAATCAACAAAAGAAAATGTTAGCTAATAGAGGAATCTCTGGAACTTATACTTTTCAAAATGGTAAACTAAAAGAATATACTGGTTCATATGAGAAAAAGATGCTTGAATTCTTAGATAAAGTTATGGGATTTGATCCAGATGATATTATAATGCCTGGACCCACTATAGATTATATCTATAAAGGAGAGCATCATAAATGGATTACAGATGCTTTAATTATACCATATAATTTAGTAATAGAAGTAAAAGATGGTGGAGATAACCCTAATAAAAGAGTTATGACTACTTATAGAGAAAAACAAATAGCTAAAGAAGAAATGATTACTAATATGGGTACTTATAACTATATTAGATTAACCAATAATCAATTTGAACAATTAATTCAAATCCTATATGAACTTAAAATGCAGATGATAAATGATAATGATGAAAATAAAAAAGCTATAATTAGAGTTAATGAAAATACTAATTTAGTTCAAGAAGCCGTATTAGATGGTATTCATTTTAGTCCTATGAATAATTATGAAGATCCGTTTGAAAAAGAATTAAAAGAAAATATGAATAAAACTGGAAATAGAACTTCAATAAACGCTATACTTGAAGATTATGACTTAATAATTTAAAAGGAGTTGATAATTAATGATAATTTCAAATAACGATAAAAGACCTACTGATCCAAATAAAGTAAAAGCTAAGCCTATTAGAAGAAAACTACCAAAATTAAAACAATTATCTTCAAAGCCTAAAGTATTTAGAAAGAATTCTCAAAATAATAAATATCTAAAACTTTCTAAATCATCTTTAACTACTAATAGTTCTATTTTTTCTTCTAAATTAGAAATGATGGGTTTAGCTGGAATAAACCCTCCTGTAGGAATTAACGGTAATGTATTTGTATCTAAAATACAAGATCCCACTTTTATTAAACCTAGATATGCAGTGCAAAATGATATTATAACTGATAATATAGTTATGCCTAATCCTCATAAGGTATTAAAGAAATACCCTTCTTCTTATTTAAAAAATAAAAAGATTAGTATCTATAAATACACTGGAGAGGATCCTAATAAAAAACTTATGTCTATTCTTAATTCTGTAAATAAAAAGGTTAACAGTTTAGATTATATCTATGAAGCATTAACTGGTAGAGAATTATTAGATGAAGATCAAATAGATTATGATAAAGATTTTAAACGTATAGACTTTGATGAAATTAAAAGAACTATAGAAAATGATGCTTATAGTATTTTGAATGAAGCTATATTTATGTCTATGCCAATTATAGCTGATAAATATAAAATAGTAGATAATGATGAATCTTATAGACTGCTATTAAACCAGTCTAAAGATATAGTTATTCTAGAAGATGCTAAATTAGGATACTTTGCTACTAATAAAAAAACTCTAAGAAGAACCAAGTACTATAATGAAATTTCTGATATAGTGATTGGAGATGATCTAAAATATGAATACTGATACTCTATATAAGCAAATAAAAGAATGGAGATTAGAAAGTAATATAGTCTTATTATATCCAAACTATGATAAATTATCAGATTTAGAAATAGATTGGGATAATTTTATAGCTATGGATAAAAATTTACAAGATGATTCTGATGAAAAGAGTATAGAATTATTTGGTAAAACAAATCAAGATAGATATGAAATAATGCTTCATAGTTTTTATGATGATGATAGTATAGACAAAGATGAGTTTCATTTTAATAAAGATAGCCATATTATAGATAAAGAATTAAACGATCTATACTTTACTATAAACTATGATAAGGATAGATTATTCTATAATAAATATTATTCTGCTTCTATAC